GTGAGTTCGATAAAGCTCAGTACCTCAAAGACGCACAAGAGCGACGGGCTAATAAATGATTATAGCAGAACCCAAGCGTATCGCTTCCTCCGGTCAGCACTGGTACTCGCTGGCCGGGGTTGCGTGTCACGTTCAGCCGAATGGCAAAGCCACGACGCTGAGAGAGGCTAGAACTCAGAACCTCGTTCCATCGGTGAGTGGGGTTCTGGGGATGATCGACAAACCACACCTAACTAAGTGGAAGTGTGATCAGATGATTCATCACTGCATCGATCATCCATATCAAGCAGGTGAATCACACCAGGAATACAAGAATAGGATTCATGGTTATGCCAAGATTGATAAGCATGAGATTCTTGATTTCGGTACACGAGTCCATAAAGCAATCGAGGATTTTAATCTCAACAAGTTCGATGAATCCAAAGATCCCGCTATTTGGCCTTGGCTAGAAACGTATGTTCGTTGGGCGCAAAGCCGGATAACCAAAGTGGTCGCCGTGGAGAAGACCGTAGCAAGCAAACGCTGGGGGTTTGGCGGAACGATTGACCTAGTAGCCGAGGTACGAGGTATCCGGGGGTTGGTGTTAATAGATTATAAGACTCAGTATTGTAAACCAAAGGCTATTTTTCGAGATGAGTATGTTTACCAGTTGGCCGCCTATCGTAAAACGATGAGGCCGAATCCGATGGCAATAAGTCTCGTAATTAACCGAGATGAGCCAAAACCAATAGTCGAGAAAATATGGTCTCCAAGCGAATTACAGCGTGGATGGCGAGTATTTTCAACTGCGAATAAGTTATGGCAAGAAGTTAAGAAATATGAACCTGGGAGAGAAAGCGATAAGTGAAGATGAGGCGGAGAGGCTAGGCGCGGTGCCGTTTAGCTTCCCATGTAGAATAGGTACTAAGTTAGTACGAGATGAAACGTGGATATTAAACAATATGATTAAAGATTTAGAATCGGCAGGTAAAGAGTGGGTGATCGTTAAAACGACACATCGTAACAGTCGTAGCACCGCATTAGCGTTGGAATTATGGAAGATAAACTAAAGCTAAAGCAGTGGCCGGATGAACCACCAGGATCGTCCAGAAAATTAAAGCTACTAGCTGAAGCGGCAAGCGAGTTTTTCGACCAACCACTACCTAAAATGAAGAGCAGAGAAAGAACCAATGAGATCGTATGGCCGAGAGTGGTGTGTATGTGGATAGCCCGAGATGCCGGTTACACATACAACGCAATCGGTGATTGGTGGAGCAGAGACCACGGTACAGTGATTCATGCTGTTAATTTGGTGAACAATTTAAGAGAAACAAAGCCGAGCTACGACAAGCAGTTTAGGCAGTTCATGATCTACTCCAAGACGTACATCCAGAAGCATTCCAAGCCATGATAACCTCCTACGATATCCTACCAGAAGACCACTCCGAGGATGATTATATGGTGTACTTTTGGCGTGTTAAAAAAAATAAAAACTTACATAAGCCTAAAAGACTACTTGTAGAAAAAAATAAAAACTCCATCGGGTAGTCATTGAACAGTAAAGACTTAGATGCATTTAGAACGTAACTATAATAATAACGTATATACGTATATCGTAAGAGTAATAATAAATATAATAACTCCTACGAGTATCGTATATACGACTATCGATAATTATGAAAGTACTGAGTAGCCAAGAGGCGTTTGCTTACAAACAACAACTCGAAACGATCAGAGAGCAGATGCGCCAGATTGAAGAGAGAGGAGTGTACGACATTGCTGGGAATATCATCAAGCCGAGTGACCGGAAAGAGTACAAAGATTTGAAGGAGATGGAGAATCATGTCAGGCAACTAGCCGCCGGTATTCAACATCCGCTTCCGATCCAAAAGAAGAAACGCAAACCGCAACAACCGAAAAACGATTTGAGCGATGAGGAGTGGAATGAGCTTGCAGAATTAGCGAGAGAGGCGTTTAAAGACTTTCACCGGTGTGCAGACACCAAAGAAGAAGAAAATAAGCGTGAGGATACCGTAGAGGCTCAAAGAACGCATGATGGAGGTAGGAGTTAGATGAGGATTTACACTAACCGAGCTTGGGTAGTCTTCAAGTCTCGTCCTTCACGAGCCAATGAAATGGTTAAGCACCTAGGTTCGGTTAGTTCAATTTATGGAAACGATAATGAAGATAAAAATGAGAGAGTATAAACACGAGGATGGTACAGAAGAACAACTTCCCGTCTTCAAGTGTAAGCAAAGCAGAGACCGATTGTGGTTCAAATGCCCGAAGTGCGGAGAGAAGCGATCTCACAGCAATGAAGCGGGGTTTCGACAGTCTCACTGCATTAGTAGCGGTTTAACCACAACCACATCAAAGCCGGATTGTTGGCCGGGAGGATATTTAATCGAAGAGTGATGGCGGCTAAGAAGAAAGCGACAAGCAAGAAAGCTGTCCCGGTTCGTAAGAAACTGACTGAAGAACAGTTAGAAGGTCAACAAGCGAAACTCGCTGCACTGAGGAATGCGCCTGTGCATATGCCGAAGAGCGTGTACGACGCTAGAGCGAAGCAAGCGGATAAACTAGGAACCGGAGAGATTACCGGGCGACCAACCGATTATGTCCCAGAACGGATCGAGGACTTCCTCAAGAACGTGAGGAGCGGACTGCCGGTACAACGTGCTGCTTCGATGGTTGGGATAACGAAATCAACGCTCTATCGTTGGGCGCAAGAGTACTCTGACTTTAAGGATGCAGTGGAGCAAGCGGAGTCAGAATACCAAGCATTTGCACTAGGAACAGTGAACGAAGGAATAGCTAATGGTGATGGTCACTTAGCCATGAAGCTTCTCGGTGCCAGGTTCAGCGATGAGTACGCAACATCAAAGAAAGTCGATGTCCGATCCACTCATGTTAGCTCATCGATCAGTGCTGATCACTTGGCTGGACTACAATCAGCTAGACTTGAAACGGATATAACATCCGCCGCGAATGCGATTGAAACGGAACAAACAAATACACTAGAAGAAAAAGTCACACAAAACTCACACGGTTTAGACGATCCTTCAGATAATGATGTGGGGGGTACCCAGATGACCGGGGGGCGAGATCCCAACACCCCACCCCCGTTAAACGACTCGCACACGGAAAATTCCAATCCCCCCGATTGAGCGTACATTTCAACAAGAATGATGATCGGATAGAACATAACTGAGTACACTCGAACACTAAAATGAGTAACAAATTGAACATAAATGCATTCACATGACTGACGACATACGCAAATGGGAACCCATACGAGAAGCGATTCTCGCTAGAGAACACCTCACTAATGCGGTTGCCTCGATGGATCGACTGATCGAGTGGCAATCCGAGTTAAACGGATTACCGATAAGAGTCGTTAAGTTGTTACATGACGCTGGGGTATATACTCGCAAAGATTTGACTGACGCAATGCGTGGGGGCGATTTACGAAAGAAGCGTAATATCGGAGAATCGACATTAACCGAGATTGGCGAGTGGTTGGCTCGTTCCGATTCCCAATGAACCGCATGAGACATACCTACGGATTATTCGTACAGAAAAGTTCCCAGTGGCATTCGTTTAGAGCGGTATGTACGCCGGACGGTATGGAGATGCGATTAAGAGCGAATTACGAGATAGACGAGGACGATGTAGACAATTGGCGAGTATGGGTAATGGAAGACTACGAGGATCGGACGGGCTTAGAGATCGGAGACGCGTGATGGTATTTGTGAAGTGCGGCAACGATGGACGATGGCGACTATGGATTAGATCGGTAGCGGGAGAATCACCTGCGGGACTACGATTAAACCGTGGAGGAATGTTCCCGTATGAGACGCTTTACGACCATCAGGATTACGCACAGGCGACTATCCAGGCTGGACGGTTACAGGAGTACATCGATGATCGACAACGCGCTTTAACAGTAAATCGAAAGAAGAAACATAAATGGAATTAAATTTGATAAGTTTAGGCGCGGGAGTTCAGTCATCGGTTATGGCATTGATGGCAGCCCGTGGGGAGATTGATCCTCCAGTGGATGGGGCGATCTTCGCTGATGTAGGTGCGGAACCTCAAAGTGTTTATGATTGGCTGGATTGGTTGGAGGCGGAGTTACCGTTTCCGGTTTACCGGGTGGTGCATAAGGATGGTCTTACGAAGATGCTGGAGAATACGGTTAGCAACGGAGAAAGATGCGCTCAACCTCCGTTATACACTAAAAGTGATAATGGAAGTCTTGGACAATTAAACCGAATTTGCACGGTTGAATATAAGATTGACCCGATAAAGAGAAAGACTCGGGAGCTGCTTGGTTTGAAGCCTAGACAAAGAGCCAAAGACGTTCATTGCACTACTTGGATTGGTATTAGTTTAGATGAAATCCAGCGGATGAAGATGAGCATGGAGAAGTATATCACCCATAGATTTCCGTTAATTGAGAAGCGTATGAGGCGGGGGGATTGTTATGAGTGGATGAAAAAACATGGATACCCGGAACCTCCTAGATCGGCGTGTGTTTATTGTCCGTACCACTCGAATCATGAGTGGAAAAGACTGAAAGAGCATGACCCGGAAGGATGGAAAGAAGCGGTGAGAGTGGATGAGTTGGTTAGGAACGGATGGTCAGGTATAGATAATAAATTATATTTACATCGAGAATGTAAACCGTTGGATGAAGTGGATTTGTCAACGGATGTAGACCGAGGTCAATTGACGTTTCTTGATGAGTGCGAAGGAATGTGTGGGGTTTAAGTTATGGAAGTAAAAGAATACTACGACAAGTTTAGCGACGCATATTTGACTGAATATGGCTCGGTATTTCAAGCGGCGTTGTTTGCG